ACTTGGAGTGCCTCGTAATATATCACTAGCAAAACCAAGTCTTCTAAACGGTTCTTGCTGTGCTTGAATTTGTTGTTGTCTGTTAGCTTCCATTTGTGCTTGTCCTAATTGTTGTTGCATACCACCTATACCTAGTAATGATTGAACATCTGCTTGACCAAGTTGCTGTCCTAATGCACCAAGACCCGCTTGAGTTTTAGCCATTGCACCTAACTGTTGACCAGCACCTAACTGTCTTCTTTGTTGTGCCTCTTGAGCACCCATCGCAGCACCTTGTGCTTGTTGATAGTTACGTGATAAGTCTTCAAAAATACGTCTTGATTTTATATCTTGTAAATTTTTTCCTAGCTCTGCTTGCGCCACACCAAAACGAGAACCACCAAAAGCTCCTGCTCTTGTTGCTTGTCCTGCAAGATTTGCCTGTGCCATTTGACCTTGTTTATCTAATTCTGCTAAAGCTTGTTGAGTAACTTGTTGTTGATACGGATCCATAAAAGCTTGTGCTGAACTTGGATCATATGCTTGTGTTGCACCAAGTAAACCTGCTACACCAAGACCTGATGTTCCCATCGCTTGCTGTAAAGCGGGTGCGTAAGAACCTATGTTTTGACTTGCTAAACCAAAAGCTTGTTGCTGTTCTGGAGTAAATCCTGCAAACTGATATCCTGGTATTTGTTGAGCAATACCTGCTCTACCAAATTTACGTAAATTAAAATCAGCATCACTTTCACCAGGATTTCTTATGGCATTTGGATCACCAAATACAGAAGCAAGTAATTGCTCAGATCTTCTTTCAATGTAAGGAGCCTGTTGCTGCCTTTGTATTATTTCATCTGCCATTATCTTTTGCCTCCATATTTATCTTGTAAACTATAAAGGAATTTTGATCCTCTGTCTCTAGTATCTTGCTTACCTTTACCACCCATTGCTGCTCCAAGTCCTCTTACAGTTCTTGAATTAATAACAAATTCACCATCACTTAACATTGCTGGTATATCATCACTAGTCTCGGTTCCCGGTCCAGCTATTTTACCATTCTTACGAGGAAAACCACCTTGTCTTAAATTATTTATTTCTCCTCCTCCAGCTCTTTGAAGTAAGTTAGGTCCATACTGAGAGAAAGGAATCATACTAACTCCACCCATAGGTGCATTACCTATATTAGTAAAGCCTGGTACCTTACCATATATATCTTCAATAATTGCTGGTTTCTTTTCTTCTTCTTGACCAGAAAGAAGTCCTGTTATTCCTGCAATACCACTTGCAGTTAATAAAGGTTTAGTTTTTGCAAAGTTAGCTATTGATCCAAGAACACTTGTAGCACCTGGTTTTTGTACAGCGCCTTTCATTATTGCATCTTTAAGTAAAATTTTATTAGCCATTGGATTACTACCTGACGTAGCATTAAGAATACTTGATGGCACTGCTGTTCCTGTAGAAGCCGTTCTACCAAATAAACCACCTAATCCTTGACCAGCTTGAAGACCACCAAATTTACTAAGAGCTCCACCTGTTAATCCAGATAATGCGGCAAATTTAAGAGCCTCTTGTGGACTCTTGCCTGCAATTAAACTACCGAGACCACCACCAATAGCTGAACCCAACATAGGTCCTCCAGCTAAAAATCCTAGTCCTGCGCCGATAATGGGAGCTGCTTTTTTGGCAGCTTTAAAAATCTTCTTTAGCATGTTCTCCTTTTGCAAATCATGATTGTTGTATAATGCAAGGAGGCTAACCTTGTAAGTTAAGAGGCCTATTTAATCATATAATTATAGGCAAATTTCGTGTAATGTGCAATGACAAATATGTCATTTGATATAAAGAAAGTCCCAATGGTCCGTGTGACGTGGTTAGATGCTCGTGATACAGAAACGGGTTGGCTTCCTATTAAAGATATTTTAGAAGCACCGTTGGCCGTGTGCCAAGAAGTAGGGTGGATGGTTACTAATACAAAAGAAAAAGTCGTTATTATGCGTTCATGGTGCACGGATAAAGATGATAATCATGGTGGTGGCGCTATTGCTATACCGAAAGGGTGGATAACTAAAATAGAATATTTAAAGGTGAGTTATGGAGAAAGAAGCAACAATCAATAGTTTATTTGGCGAGACTATTTATTATACACACATAGAAAATAATAATGAAGAAACAGCAAAGCATGTTGAATCTTTTGTAAAAGAAAAGCCAGGTAGAACCGCAGCTACAACTGATGTCAAAGGCAATACCATGTTTACTGATTTAGAAGAAGCTAGAGATAATTTACACAAAGACAGTAAATATAAAGAGTTGTATAAAAATATAGGAACAAACATTAATGCTTTTTTAACAGCAAAAGGATACAGTAAAGAAAAATTTGATGCTCATATTACAAAATCATGGGCTACCTACACAGTAAAAGATCAACATATTGCTAGTCATAAGCACACAGCAAGTCATTTTAGTTTTGTTTATTATGTGCGCAATGATGACATGGGTAACATACGATTTGAAAAAGAATTGGCTGCACAGACAGGTTTATTTATACCACCTACTGATCAGTATATTGTTGATTGGAATCAGTTTAATTTTTCTAGTTATATTTTTCCTGTTAAGACAGGTAACTTTATTATTTTTCCAAGTGGTTTATTACACTACACGGAAGTAAATACAAAAGAAGAAGCTAGAATAAGTATAAGTGGTGATGTGTTACTTACCATGAAACCAGGGGTAAAGACAGAACACTGTATACCGCATCCAAGTGGCTGGGACACTATTTCAAATTAGTTGTCAAGAAAACAATTATAAAAAGATTACTTGATAATAATGACAGACGTGTTTAAATTAGATCTCACCCAAAAATTAAATCAACAGGAGAAAATATGGAAAACCAAGAAATATTGAAGGCCATAGCTGTCCTCGCTGACAAGGTGAGTCGCTATCATGAACGTTTATTAGCAGTAGAAAGAGATCACAAGAAACACGTTGACGGATGTTCGTGTCAATCTCAACCTTCTAGTATGGGTAGACCTTTAACAGAAGACGAAAGGGTGGTAGCAAGTGGACAATAATTGCCCTGCTTGTGGTTGCGATCTAGATAAATGTATCTGTGATGATTTCTGTGAAAACTGTGGCGCTTAGTCGTCTTTAGTTTTACCAAACACGTCAGGTAATTTAGTTACTTTAATTTGAACATTAGTTTCTACATCATCAGATGTAGTAGCTGTGTTTGGATTAGCTATATCTAATTTAGCTTCTTCTTCAGAATTATAATCAGTGCCTGTTTTTTTATTTTTAACTTCAACATGAACTTCAGGTTGTATGATAGGAATCTCTTGTCCCTCAATAACTTGTTTACCAATTTCTTTTGATTCTTGAACTTTTTTAAATGTCATTATGATATCTCCATTAAGCTTACTAATATTTTTATACCGCCTGTCAATTTAATTTGATCAGCCTGCTCTAACACAATCGGTTGACTTAAAACTTCTTGTTCTGTTCCATCCGCTAAACTATCTTTAAAAAGATCTATTTCTAAATTACCATTACTACTATCTAACATTGTAACTGTTGTCGCAACTGCGCCACCTGATTGATTGGATATGCGAATACTTTTAACTAATGCTGTTGTTGGAGGAATAGGAGGTTGTGAATTTTGACTAGCTGTAGGAACTGTATACACAGTACCTGTAGCACTAGCAGAAAAACTTAAAAATGAATCAGCCAAGAAACCACGTCCTTGCTGTAGATTCGTCTTTTAAATCTTGTTGAAAACCAAAATTTAATTGTTGTACTATTTGCTCTAACAAACGAATTAACACATCAAAAGTTGATGGTTGATAATTAGGTGTTGCTTGAGGAAATCTTGTTGTTGTAATCTTAGCCATTATCTGCCTCCATCTGGTTGTACATCTAATCGTAATGTACCATATCGCCATTTATCACCAACAGCATCGCTGTCAATACGAATATTAGCTTGTCTTCCTCTGCCTCGTAAATCAAACTTTTCTGTTGTAGGAACAATAGTTCGTACCACAGTAGTACTTGTTGTTGCGCTTGGATAGGTTTTAAATTTTAAGGTTAAATCTACGGAGCCTGTTAAACCTTTAAAGTCTGGTATACCTCTTCCAATATGTAAGAAAGGTTGACCATCAGCAATATCAAAGTCACCAGATTCTATAAAAGCATCAATTGGTGTCGTATCATTATCATCACCTGTTTCATGTTGAAATAATGTTGTAGCTCCTGCTGTTAATCCGTTAATAACATTATTATTTGCAATTGTTGTTGTAGAATATTCGGTAGCATAAGGTTTTTGATACACGCCATAATCTTGCCATGTTGTTCTAGCTAAAGATCCTGTTGACCAACAATTTTCTAAATAATTATACGTTACATATCTATCTATCTGTACTGCATTATTAGATGTATAGAACCATGTTACTTCATTAAACTCTGAATTAACTGCTGCATATGTTTCTGGTTGATTTGTAATACTAAAATCTTCAAAGACATAATCTTGTACACTACAAGGCATTTTAGAAATAGCACCATCAAACTTATAGAAAGAATTTTGTGACATCCAAAAGGCTGTGCCATTTACATCTACTGCTGAGTGAAGTGATACAGCTCCACAGTTTGCTCCTATTTGTGTTAAGTTAAATGTAAAAGGTGCACCAACAAATTGTAAGGCATTTAAACTTGTGTCCGTCCAAACTAATACCGCGTTACGTGAACGTACAGCCGTTATAATTTTTGATCCGTCTTGTATTCTAAATGAACCTGCTGTGTTTGTTGCTGTTGG